GAAAAGTAATATTATTTCCGTCATTCTGCAATCTGACCATGACAGTTACAGTTTTCCCTTTTCGAGTAAAAATGACATCACCATTTGCTACTTGAATCCTCTGACTTTCAATTTCGTATAAATTTTCCAATTTCTTTGCGTTCTGATAGTCCGAAATCGGAATAAATTTCGACCCCTCGAAATAAGTCAGATTATTTTCAACAGTCGGGACAACCATCTGCTTATTCGCTTTATCATAGTATGCTATCCCTACTTTTTTAGTTCCAGCATCCTGTAATAATCCGCCGTACCCGTCCGTACCCATCCAGTTTATTTTTTCTTCGTGTTTTATGTAATCCTGCAGAGTTGATAACGTGACCAAAGTGGATGGATTAATCTGCATTGTTGCCCCATTTGAATTGTTTATTTCAGTAATCAAGTCAATCTCGACTGTAGCCAGATTAATTCCATTTGTTGCTGGCATTGTGTCAGCCTCTGCTGCTCTTGTCACACTGTACAATATCTCATTTCCCGAATCTATCTTTGCATACATCCCTATTGTTTCTATCTTATACGACGTACTGACTGATGCATTTGTAAATATTGCATTCAATCTTACTTTCGTACCTTCCTGGCTTACTCTCGACAGATTGACAGTCTGCTTTATTTCATCAATATTTATGAGTTTTGATACATCAGTAGTATCACTGTAAACCTTACTTGATGTTACCATTCTAGTGAACGTAATCTGCTTGTTGTTTCCAAGTGCATTCGCTATCAAAGCTCTCCCATTGTCTGTTACCGTAGTGTCTTTAAAAATTGCCATTTTTAACCTCCTATCACATATTTTTTACCGTGCATAAATCCTGATGTTGCAAATATTTTAAATACCGCATCAGGTAGTTTTGCACTTATTTCATATTTCATATAGTTTATTACTCCGTTTGTTATGTATATCCTGTTTTCAGTTTTTGGAGTAAGAATATTAATACTGTTAAATCCTAAGTTTGCGGGTAATATTGTTTTGAGCATGTTGTTCAACTCATCATATTTTTTTGCATTGTCAAACTTCGTAGTAATTCCAAGCTCATACATGTTAAAATTGGGCCTCAGTTCATAATTTCCAGCACCACATAGCTGATCCATTCTATTCACAAGTACCCGCCAAGTATATGGTATTTGGTCGTTCCAGTACGTTAAAACTCTAAAAATTCTGATTTCCAGCGTATCATTTTCGTATCTGTGTAACCCCAACATTTCCTCAAACTTGCTTATCCCATCCTCGTCACAGTACTGTATAAACTGATTATTAAATACTTTCCTAAGCAGTTCCCACAATAACCTCAATTCAGGTTCTTCTGATGCCATTATGTTCCTTATTTCCCTGTACTCCTGCATAAACTGAGGGAGGTATGACAGCAGGTTGACGTTAATATTTTCTAAAATCGTCATACTGTGATACCTCCCCACACAGGAATCTGATACTCAGTTAATTGTAAGTTGTTAGGACTTCCGTTTATTGTTGTGTTCTGTATGTCCATAATTCCGTTTATGTCGAGTATTTTAGCTTCTATACGTGATACCCTCACAACGAGGTTGTTACTCACTTTTTCATTTTTCAATGCCCATAACTTCCTCAATTCCAGCAAGTAGTTCTTTACTACTTCCTCAACTTTTAATTTTACAAGTGACCATGAAAAATTAGGCTCGAAAGTGATACTTGTATGAATGTTAATTGCAACATTACTTGTACCCTGTACTGTGACGACATGCCCTATCGGTGCAACCCCGAGACCTCTTGCATCTTTTGTTGGATCCATTGTGTCCTGTACTTTTTTAATCAGAGTAGGGCTTGCCTGATTAAAATCACTATCGAGAATAGTCAATAATACAGTTCCGCCGCCATTCCATACTGGAGTTACTTTAACAGCTCCTACACCCTCAATTTCATGCACTTTAAGTTTATAGTCAGATATGTTCCCTCCGTATGCCTTCATGTTAAAACTGTCAAAGTACCGTTGCCGTAACTTTTCTGTCTCCTCTTCGTCCTGTCCAGGAATTAAAAGTTCTGTTATTTCAGCTCTACCTAAGCCGTTAATATAATCGATTGGAATTATATTTCCTGTTTTTCTTCCTCCGTCTCTTCCAGGAGTTTCACATTCAACCTGATATTCGTATAATCCAGTTCCTGTGTTGTGCTGTATGAATTTCGTGACTGTGTAGTTCAGCTCGTCCAAATTAAATCTGCTACCTAGCGGTATTTCCACGTCAAAAACACCTTTTAATACTGCCTTGCTTGCTTTGTATGGAGTTATCCCTCTTTCGCTTGCCCTTCTTATCAGATTAGGTCTGCTGGCCGTATCTCCAAAAGTTTCCTGTAGTATTATTGATAATGCAAAATACATGTCCTCCAGTTCTTTTGCAGCAGGGGCAAGGGCGTCCCACATGACTGAGCCTTCCCTTTTGTCCATGCTATTCGGGACTCTTGCAAGCATCCGTTCCATTATTTTTTCGTAAGTCATTACTTCAAACATTAAGCTATCTGCACCTCCTTTTCCAGTTCCAGATTTCCAAAAATTGTGACTGCTTTAAATTTGACATGCACCGTTCCTCTTTTCAGTGTCTCAAATTCAAAATCAGTCACATCGAGTATTCGAGTATCCTGTTCCAATGCCTCTTTTACCCTTCTTTCAATTTCAGGGATACAGTAGCTTACAGGCATTCCGAACAGGTCTTCGAGCTCTATTCCGTAATTCCACGAGTAGATTATATGCTTGTACCTTTCCGTTCTTATTATTTTATAGATAGCCTGTTCCATTGCCTTCAGCTCATCCGTATAGTCTTCTATGACATTTCCCGACAAATCCATTTTGTAAGTTTTTGTCGGGCGTTCTATGATACGTATGTCCGAAGTCAGTCCGTCGTTACGAGGTATCATCACAACCACTCTCCTTCCGTATGAGGGTTTTTATATCTATCCAGTACAATATAAGACTGCCCGCCCTGTACTTTTAAAAGCACGATGTCCTCACCTACTTTTAAACCGTTGTGGACAGTTATTCGCTTTCTGCCCTTATATTCATGCTTATGATTTTTTATATCCGTCAGAGCGCCTTCAACAAGTTCAAAGTCTTTCGTTTCGTGGCTCACAGATATGTCGACATCATAATCTCTGACAAGATGGGTAAGGATAAGATCATCTTCCTCCAGTATCAGTTTCCGGTCTACCCTGACAGTAAGGGGTTTCACGGATTCAACAGTACCTTTCCTGTGTTCAAATGGCTCCTGTGCGTCATTCGTTTTTTTCGACAGTTCTTTCAACAGTTGTACCAGTTCCGCCATTTTTATCACTCTCCTTTATTCCCATTTGGCCTATAAAGTCAATATTCATTACATGTTTCTGATATTCAAATTTATGTTTAACTTTATCCACTATCATATAATTTTGCACCACTATATCCCCGACATTAAGTTTTATGAGCATACTCGAACCGCCTCTGACCCTTATGTCGCCGAAGACATTTTCCATTGTGAAAGTTCTTCTTTTATGGTTATACAGCTTTAAAAGACTCTCCACTTTTTCCTTTATTTTTCCGTCTGTCATTTTTTCGTCAACATTTTCAAAATATTGTAAAATCCCCCATGATTTTATATTGAACGGATCCTTTACCATATATATCTCCCTTGTTTTGGCTTCTTTATTGACTCTTGAAAGCTTTATCTGATTGTATGTCTTGTCATCTATGCTTGTACTGTATTTAAAGTCCGTTGCACTTTTATCATCAATAACAAGGTCAAGTATCCTCATTTTTTCATCTTCCTTCAATGTGAGTTTCCCATAATTATCGTAGAAGATAAACTGTTTCTTTGTGTTATATAGAGTTTCGGAGAGAGCGTATATTATCATGTCAAATAAAGTCTTGTTGTCCTCTATCCTCTTTTCAATTTTAAATTTTGTGTCTTCCAGTTCCCCGATTTCAAGCTTAAAATCTTCCGCTATTCTTTTTATTATTTCCGTTGCTGTCACATTTTTAAATATATATGTGTCCTTATTTTTTAAGTACCTCAGCTGATCATATGCGGTAACTTTTATCTTGCCTGATTTTGTCCTGCTACGCTTAAAGATATAGCCCAGAAAAAAAGGGGCGTCCTTATATTTCACGGATACCCTGTTCCCTTCGGTAAATTCTATTTCCTCTTTCAGCACTTCAAATTCAAGTACCCCACAACTTCCCTTCCTTTCAGTTGTCCATTCAAGAGAAGTTACAAGCGGAATTAAAACCTGACCATTTTCCAGTGTTACGGTCAGTTCGATGTCTTTTTCAAGCTCAAATTTTCCAACTGACTGTTTTATTGCCGCATTAATCCAGCTTTCCCTGTTAAGATCTATCAGCTTAATTCCTTTCAAGTCCGGCATAATACTCATTCCTTAAGCCTCACTTTCTGTCCCGGGATAAAGTCCGTTATTTTGTCGAAAGCATTAAGCTTCATGACCTCTGCCATTTTCTCAAGTCCTCCTGTATGCTGACGGCATATGTTCCACAGAGTTTCTCCTGCCTCGGTTGTGACTATCCTGTCCAGTATTGCTGTCACTGTTCGAGGTTTCGTGATAAATCCTGAAATCTTATCGTCCAGTATAGTCAGAGCTGTTGCCCTCGGGTCGCGATACTCCTTGAGTTTGATTTCAACGGGGATGTCCATGAATTCGTCAGTGTCATCGGAATATGTAAACTCTTCGAGGGTGACTTTCATATTTGTGTTAAAATACCCCTTCCTGTTCGGATATCTACGCGACACAATGAACTGGAACACTTTCCTGTCCCTTTTCAGTCTCTGAAGTTTATCCAGATAATACCCTGGTTTGTTAAACCCCTGCAGAGTATTCAGGTAGGGGTATCTGAATGCAGGGAGGACAATTTTGAATGATATTTCCTTAAGCCCTTCGGACTTCAGCAGATTCACTTCTGACGCATTTATAAGCGATACAGTCTCATTCCTATTCTTCATGCTGTATGTTATTTTGTCAGGATTCACCGGTATCAGCATTCTGTCAATATAAATATCGTACATGTTAATGCACCCCCTCTGCCACAATGTTCATTTTCTCTTCTATCTTTTCAGTCAGTTTATTTATCACTTTATCAATGTCAGCTTCATTTTCTATTGTATTATTGTTATTCATTTCCACTTTTATTTCAGCTGTCGTGAACTGGTTGATGTGTTCCTGTTCCGCCAGTTCTCTCAGATATTTCAAGTCTTCTTCCGTATCCTCGAGACTGTTGGCCATTTTTCCTGTATTATCGGCGGTTTTTCCTGTATTTTTCCCTACACCGTTAGGGTCTTTTCCTCCACCGCCTCCGCCACCCGGCATTCCAGTTCCGGCCGGATCAAGTCCTTTTCCTCCTCCGAGGTCGCCAAGTTCACCTTTCAGCATATCTTTTGCATTTTTGTAACCATTCTTTAAGTCATTTTCCCATTTTTTCTGTTTCGCATTACCTCTCTCTGCACCTTTTCTATATGCAGCACCTGCGTCTTTCTTATTAAGCTTATAGTTTATTTCCGCTATCTGAGGTGCCGAGAAATTAGCCCTTGCAAGTTGCATGGCTCCTCCTGTTGACGTAGGCAGGTTAATCCCGATTGCAGATAACAGAGGAGCGGCACCGCTCATTGTTTTTAAAAGTCCATTTATGAACTTGTCCGCCTCACGCATTATCCAGTTAAAAGCATCTATGAATATGTTTGCAAAATTGGACAGTCCTTTTGCAGCACTTCTTATAAGTCCGTTTATTCCTCTTATTATCCCATTTATAGCGGATATTATCGCGTTGACTATGCTCGCCCATATGTTCCATAGCATAGCCTTCATCCAGTCAAATGCTCCCACGACAACTCCTGTGACTGTAGCTGTTTTTGTCATAGTTTTAATAAGATATATCATTCCTACAACCAAACCTATCACAACTGCAATGACTGCTATAATGATAACTACAATCCAAGTTCCAGGAAAGGCGTACAAAGCTGCATTCAGTCCGTACTGTGCCGTTGTAGCCATAAAACTTGCTCCAGCCATCGCCATATCAGCTGCTGCTTTAAATCCTGCCGCAGTGTTGTAAGCCCATATTGCAAGAGTTGCTATACCTTGAGCCAAGGCATATACCCCCATTGCAATCGCGACAGCTACAATTATAGGTCTGATTAAATCCCATTTTTCATAAACCCAGCCCGCAAGTTCCAGTGCTTTGTCAAATACTGTTGTCATTACCCCTGCTACCATTTCAAATGTACTCGCCATGCTTGTTGCCATTGACTTAAATTTTTGGCTGTTTGCTACCTGATTAATCATTCTCAGCAGAGGGTCAAATGCCCTTAGTGCAAAGTTTCCTGCCTTTATCCAAACTTCGCCCCAGGTCATAGGCAGTTTAGAAAAGTCTCTGTTGATGTCATCCGTCATCCCCAGTACTGCTCTTCTTACTACGTCTGCGGTTATTTTCCCTTCGGATGCCAGTTTTTTAAGGTGGTCTTGAGATACACCCATTTCCTTTGCTATTGCCTGAGTGATAAGCGGAGCATTTTCCCTGATACTTCTGAACTCGTCTCCCTGCAGTACTCCTGACGCAAGTGCCTGGTTAAGCTGTGTCATTGCCCCGGCAGTTTCAGATGCGGATGTTCCCGCCACTTTAAATGCTTTTGTTGCATTACCCATGAACTGTATTATTTCAGCATTATTTGAAAATCTTTTCCCGGCAAGGATTCCGAGCTTGGCCACATCATTTGTAAAACTGTTCAGTGGAACTCTTGCCTCCTGTGCCATTTGATATGCGGCGTTTTTCAGATTATTTTTCTGTGCGGATGTATTTGTTATAAGATTAAGCCTTGCATCTATTGTCATGACTTCATCCGATATTCCGGCCAGTTTCTTCGCACCGTTAATCAAAGCATACATTCCGACTGCGGCTTTCAGTTTGTTTATCAGACCGTTCATTGCCTTACCGCCACTATGTATCGAACTGTTCCACTGTTGCTGTTTTGCCGTATTCTGCTGTGTCTGTGCCCCTGCTCCTGCAAGTTCTGCCTGTAGATTCTGCAGTTCTGCATTAGCCCTTGCTATGTTATCTTTCATTGAATCTAACCCCTTCGGGTCTATCTTTTTATTGTCCGCCGCTTCCATAGTGGTTACGAGACTGCTCATGGCACTTGCCATCTTAAGCACAGGAGCAGTCAGTCTGTCCATCATTTGTATTGACGAACTTATTGTTGCCATCAGCATCACCTCCTTGCTCTGGACTTCATTTTCTGCATTTCCTTTTTCTCATTTTCTATTTTCAATCTTATGCTTGCTATGATAAATGCTTTTTCTTCTAGACCAAGCTCTGCAAAATCGCCCGGCATTATCTTAAGCTTGTGGAGGGCGTAATGTGCATACCCCGCCATTGCATCCTCCTCTATCAGTTTTTTGCTTCTTCGATTTTTTCTTCCATGATATCCTTATCAAATCCGCATATTTCCTGTACCTTTTCCGCCAAAGCGTTATATTCGCCCGGCAAAAGCATAGTGGATAGAAGTTCCTCTGCTGACATCACTGTGTAGCTGTCCTGTAACTCCTTGTTATTTAAGTTAGGGTATACTACGCATGCGACAAGCAGTTTTTTAAGGTATTCTGTGTAATCAAGTTTAGGCATGTATACGTTTTTCTTAATCTTAACTTGTGAGGTACATTGATTTCTTAGTTCGTCATCCGTTTCATTTCCTATAGCCCTAATTTCCCATTCCAATGGCTTTCCGTCATCCCCGACAAATCTGTCAGAAATTACCACTTTTTCATTTTCTACCTGCTTCGCATTCCCTTTAAAAAATCCTTTTAAACTGTCCATTATTAATTTCAACACCTTTCTTATTAAATGAATTATATAAAAAATAAGCAGACACACAGTTGTATCTGCTAAAAATTCTGCTACTTTTTCGGGACTTAATACCCATCTGAAAAAATTTTCCAGCATTATTGCATCCCCGGTAAATTCTTAAATTTTTCAGGAATTTCGAAAGATTCAAATGTAAAATCGAATTCGTCTTCAAGATATTCTGCATCCGCATCTATACTTGCGAGAGTTCCTCCGTCTATGTTACATCCTTTCAGTATGACTGTCTGTCTTCCTACCGTTGAAGTAGGGTCTTCGTTCACAAGCTGCATGTCAAAATATATATCTTCTCCAGTATTCTGATACTTCAGCAACAGTTCCCTGAAAAGTGAAGTATTGTAATGCAGTTTTGCACTTCCTGACCCTTCCCAGCCTGTGGCTTTGTTCCCTTTTCCTGAACGCCCCATGATAGGAACTTTGGTTTTTGTCTTCTCCATTTCCGCTTTTACGGAAATAACCTGCATTAAAAGATATCTGTTACCTTCTATCGTGACAAAACATCTTCCCATGCTCCCTGATACGGCGTCTCTACCGTTCATTGTTGTGCTCATTTCTTACCTCCTTATTCATTTAGCTTAGGCCACTATGACACTCATGTATAATTTTTCCATCGCCGCAACAGGAGTGACCTTATCCGTTACAAGCACCGATTTCTTGTCTTTTCCTTTTTCAACTGTCACGTCTTCGGCAACGAAATTCTCAATTGCCCTGACTCTCTGCAGTTCCTTGTGATGATCAACGATATTATCTTTAAGTGATACCCTTCCATCTTCGTCATTGTCCACTTTTCCGACAAACGACTTGTTGAACAGTTTTGCAATGTCCACAGCAATCTGATCAAGTACTCTTATCACCTGATTAGACGTAAAGTCATCATTCTTATCTACTGTGATAGATGTGAACGTATTTATGTCTGTAAGAACAACTGGCCTGTTGTCAGCCTTGTGGAACAGAAATTTTCCTGCTTTTATTCCATTTTCCAGTGCTGTCTGATTTTCCTTGAACTCAAATGTGAAGTCCCCATCATAAACCTTGTTCGAAACTGACTTGTTGACAGGACATCCCGCTTCTGCTCCTGTTACCCAGTACACCGCAGACGATTCCTTGTCATCCTTGGAAATAGTCTTATTTTCAACAGAAATGACACCTTCATGATCCGCATATGCTCCTCTGTAGACTACAGTCTGGAACTTAGCTCCAACTTCATCACGCATTCTTTTTGTAAATTGAATGTACAGTTTTTTAATTGTTTCGTCAGTTGCAAGACATCCTAACGTGTTGAAATAGTAAGTCTCAATTTTATCGAGGAACTTCTGATATTCCGTTCCTGTCACTGCACTTCCATTTGTTCCGTTTTCAAGCGGTTTCGCTACAGTCGGCGTTAATGTTGCACCTGTTTTAAAATCTACAAAATCATTATTGACTAAATCTTTTGCTGTTTTTACTGTCTGAACGTCCACTTTTTTATTATCAAGTAAAGTAGTCACGTCAAACATTGTAGGAACATCAACATTAGTCGCTACTGTTATTTTAATGCTGTTCCCTCTTTCGCCTGAGTATTTTGCAGTGGCCAGGTCATTACTCGCCCTTGCTCCTTCATTCAGCTTATAACAGTAGACTGTCTTTGCATTAGAAAATAAATCCCTTAAACCTTTCATTTTCTCATGGTCGTAGCTATATCCGAATATTTTCAGGCTGTTTTTCTGAAAATCAGAATTTTCAACGGTGAACACTTCCCCGTCTACTCCCCAGTCAAGTTCCATTGCCATCGCCGCATAACCTCTGTCGGCAAGTGATACGATAGCCCTTGCCAGGCTGACAAAATTAATGTAAGTACCCGGCAAAACTTTATTCTGAAATAACCATGTACCTCCTCCGTATGCCATCTATTCCACCTCTCTCTTTAAAAATTCTTTTATAATGTTATCCACTTCATCAAAAGTATATTCCTTATCTTCTTCAAGCATTACTCCAATGATATCCTTCTGCATTTCATATTTTTTCGAACTGTACAGCTGTTCCTTTGTAAAGCTTGTATTTGTTTCATTTTTCTTAGCCATTCTTTTTAATGCCTCCTTCTATCGAAAGACTTTCCATCTTATCATTTTCCTTTTTTTCACGGATAAAATAACTGAACTGAATAAAACTGTGCATGTTCCCGTCCTGTATTTCAGTTTTTCTCTCAGTGCCTCTCATGATGTCTCCATTTTCGAGCGTTATCAGGTTAGTGATACTGTTAAGTTTTTCAATTACATCATATATTCCCCTTGAATCTTTTTTATTTTCATCGGCTATATAGTCAATCCCGAACACTGTCACAGCCTTATATCTTAAATCAATAATCTGAGTTTTATCAGTGCTTATGACGTGAACAAAGAAACAGGGTTCCTCAAAGTTCTGAGGTATCTGATTGATGTAAACCTTTATCCCAAATGTTTCCTTCAGCTTTCCGGTCAGTGCATTCAATATGTCGTTTATCATCCTCCGAGCACCTCCTTTATCCATGCTTCAAGTTTCTTTTCAATTATTTTCGGTAATTCCTTTTCCAGTTCCAGTTCTGCTTTCGTTAGAAAAAACTGTCCTGTAACCCATGATTTTTTCAATGATTTTCCTATTGCCGGAACATATCTTCCTGGAGTCTGTCTGTGTCCGAACTCAACATATGATGCGTATTCAACGCTGTTTGTTATTGTCACCGTATATCCTCCGCCCGTATTAACCGCTTTCGATCCTATACTTGCGTCCCAGCCACGTCTTAACGCTCCTTTGTCAACAGGCGTTCTCTTAATTGCTTTAGCAAGTAGTCTCGCACCCAGTTCGTTTGTTATGTTCTCAAGTAGTAGTGCCGTATTTGCCTGACTTAATGTTTCAGCGGCTTTTCTTATTTCCGAAAAATCTACTTTAACTTTACTTGTTCCCATTTAAGCACTTCCTTTATATGCTTCAAGCACTATTTCCTGGTGATTCGTGTAAACGGCCGATATTCCAGAATGTTTGTATTTCCTTGTAACTCCGTTCTGAGTGACTTCAATAACACTGCCTGGGGGAACATAAACTTCGGGAGCGATAAACAGTTTTACAACCTGCGAACTTACAGCAAAGGACTCCGTCTGGCTGGTCTGACTTATATTCTTGAAACTTAATCTACACGGTAAATTTTCAAATAATTTCACTTCTGTAAGATTTGTCACTCCATATTTGTCTTCAGTATCTTTAAAACCAAATATATTGCAAACTCCAATCCATAGTGACTGTATAGCCTTTTTTGCCTTTTCTAGTTCCTTTACCATACTATCCTCCTGTATCTCAAGAGTTCATCCTCTCCTCTTGTCATCAGATATGTCATATAAACTTCAAATTTCTCTCCCGTGCTCTTTGTGTCCTCATAGACTACCTTAGTATCGCCTTCGCTTATTTCTTTCGCCATACGGTCAAAATCTAAGCCTTTCAGCTCAAGCTGATTCAGTGATTTTTTAAAATATAAAAACTCACCTGTACTCCTGTCAATCCAGATGTACTTTAAGCCTTCAGGAACTTTGTTCTGATTAGTCTTATTTTTAATATAAGATTTAACTTTCTCAATACTCTTTTCCAATAAAAATAAGTCGGCATCTACGACTTCATAGCTTACCGACTTTAATGTTTTTATTACTTCTTCCCTGATATTTTCTATGTACTCCATAAGATTTTCCTCCCTGAAACTATCCTCTTGAAATTATTCTTGCGATAGGGATCGCCTTATGGTCAATGTATTTTTTTGTACCTGTTGCATTGTCATTTACCAGCTCCCAGTTTGCTCCCATCTCAAGTTCAGCATCAGTTGGGGATAATGTCGCCATACTTGATTTAGTGAATGAGATTCCGTAAGGCGCATAACACACTCTTTCTCTCGAATACAACGTGTCCTGTCCGCCATTGACTTTCGGGTCTCTGTGCATTTCATGAGGTACTTTTGCTCCTGCATCAGTAAATTCGAATGCTCCTGCTCCTAGCACATATGTGGTATATTTAGTGTACGCTGGATTGGTTCCCGATTTAGCAACTTCTTCAGTTGGCATTGAGTCATCAATCAATACAGTTCTTCCATTTAATGTTGCAAGTGTCAGGTCTCTCTGTATTCCGTTTGCGTCGGTATATTTCAGGTATTCAAGCAGCTGAAGGTTTTCGAGATTTGTTGCAACCTGCGAATGCATTATTGCAATTGAAAATTTTGCCTTATTCTGACCTACAGCCTTCTGTAATGCATTATTTAAAGTTGTAGGACTGAACACCTGCTTAGTCGCATCTGTTTCTTTTGAAACGTCATAAGTGTGTTCGTTTACAAACTTTTCATTATCTGTACCTGTCATTGAGAATACCCCTTTAAGTATAGATAATAATATCCCCTGGTTCAGGTCGTCCCAGTAGTCCGATACCTGTTTACCTACCTGATCCATGAAATTTACTCCGCCTGTGATGTCATGCGAGAAATCCCTCTCTATCCATCCGTTGGCTCTTCCTACTACTACTCTTGAATGTGAGAATGTGTCCATTGCTGTTGCATTTATATCCGTCTTTCCGTCATAGTTTACGGCCGTTCCGCCTATTCTTCCGAACAGAGGTACTGTTATGTAATTTCCTCCTGTCTGTTCTTCCATCATCGCTTTATACTGAGGGGCATTATTAATAGCTCCCGATTTCAGTAGTTCATTCCTTTTAAGTTTTGGAATTGTCTCATAATACTTCCCGAATAATTCAGGATTAAACTGTTTTGAATCAAAAATTGCTGCTGGCATAAATTATTCCTCCTTTAATTTTTTTATTGTTATCCCAATCTTGCCATCATCTGGGAATATGTTTCAGGTGTACCTGAGCCAGGATTTGTTTCTCCTGTTGATGCCCCTGGTTCTACACCACTGAAACTTGGTTTGGCAGGTTCCTTAATCTCTTCAAATAAAAACTTTGAATCCTCAGCCTCTTTCAGTGCTTTTAACTGTTCATCCAGTCCGGATAAAGTCTCATTTTCAAACTTTATCTTTTCCATGTCCAGTAAAGCCCTTACAGCCCTTGAATTTTTAGCCTTAGCATTTCCGAGTGCATTATCAATGGCATTGTCTAATTTTATTTTAGATATGTTTGCCTCATACTGCTCCTTTGTTGCCTTGTTTTCATTCTGAAGCTGTTTAATAGTATTTTTAAGAGCCTCAACATCTCCTGTACTGTTCTTAAGTGTTTCAAGCTGTTTATCTCTTTCAGATATCTGCTTTTTCAGTTCATTCTTGTCATCAATAAGCTCTTTAAATCTTGCGTAAGGTACAAATTCTTTCAACTGTTCTGAATTTGCATTCAGTACTTTTTCTATTTGTTCCTCAGTCAGTCCTATTGCAATCAAATCTTCCTTTTTCATGCTACCCTCCATTTTTACGTCTGTCGACGAATTATTTTTGATTTGTTCTTTTACGCCTTCAAATCCAAAAAAGGCGAAATAAAAAAAAGAGCAGTCGTTAAACCGCTCTTGAATTATTACTATTTACCTTCTTCTGTTCTCCATTTGAAAAAATTAGCCCAGTATGGATTTTCATTATCAAATATTTCTTTCTGTTCTTTTGTAAGATTATGTGGGTAATCTCTAAATAAATTAAAGATTACTTTCTTATCAAAAGAAAATAAATGTTCTCCAAATGTGTCAATATTGCTGACCCACCAAACTTTATCGGCAGGATTTTCTTTGTAAAAATCACTTAACATCTCCGTCATACCCTTTCAACTGTTCAATTTCATTGGTATTTATATAGCCCAAGATTTCTTCAAATTCTTTGTTGTCTTTCAATGAATCTATATCAAATATCACATTTTTAGGTTTCAATTTCATCCCGTACACTGTGTGGGATTTTTGACACCCGAACCTGTTTTTTAACACTCTATCAGTCAAAATCTGATAACCGTTATTAAATTTATCCTGCAGTTCTAAGTAATAATACCTGTTCGATTCTCTCTTTACTATGGCCGCATGTCTTCCAATTCCCAAATAATATTCCTTTTCGTCTTCTGTAATAAAATCTAACAGTTCTTTTATTGCTCTAAAATCATTTGAGTTTTCAACTATTAAGCTTTTAACACCTTTCATTTGTGCTATATCCAATATATTTTTTCGGTTTGAAAAAAACATTTGAGAATTTCCGCCTCTAAAATCTAATACATCCATTCCATTCCTATTCCCGATATAAGCTAAAGCCACTGATGAACAGGATCCATTTGTTTCATCGCCTCCTGCCAACCGCATTATGATTTCATAATCTTCCAATTCTCTGTTCAATTTTCCCACTTTTTTGTACTCAACCTTGTTAAGTTCCAAGTTTTTCAAAATTGTACTGTTCTTCCTTATTTCTTTTATTATACCACTTTTTTCAGTTTTTTCAAAGGGATTCTTGCTGATATATTTTTCTTTCCACTCGCTATATTTCATATCCGCCGGAACATACTCAGTTTCTCCTGTTGTCTCATTCCTTGCTGCTCTTTCACCTTCCATGTCATCAAAGTACGGAGCCGTTGTTGTCCTGCAACGTACGTGAAATGGATTAGCTGTGACTCCGACTTCATAATCCTTTAAGTCAAATACTTTTCCGTCCATGTCCTGACATATATCCGATGTCCTGTTATCCAGTGTGGCCACTATCTCATACTTTTCTACTCCCAAATCCTGATAACTCTTAAGCCTTGCCCTGCTTGAGTAAGCCGCACTCTCAGTATACACCAGCCTTGATGCATTTGCTTTCGACACTTTCATTTTCTCAGCTATTTTATCTGCCAGTTTCTCTAAACTGTCGCCTCTGATAAATGCCTGCGTCATTTCTGTATGTAGAGTGTTTATAAGTTTGTCCTTGTCTTCCCAGATCCTGTCAGAAAAGTTTTTTCCATCGGGAGCCCATGGCTTTTTAATAACCGTATTTACTAATTTGTCATTCAGACTGTATATGTTTGTTCCTACCCCTGTACCTTTTGCTATCTGAAAAGCTGTTCTGTTGTACTGGTCTTTATAAAGATTTTTAAGATAGCTTTCAAATCCACTTTCACGGCCGTTATAAAGCTTTTCTATTTCCCCTCTTACCTGCAACTTCATAGCCTCGAGCCGTTCTATGTGTACCCTTGCACTGGCATTCTCAAGCTCCTTGCTCCAGTCTTTTTTGATTCCATTTTCCTCTCCGTGCTTAATGTACTCATCAAGTGTCCATCTGAATTCCTTAAGTTCCTTGTCATTCAGCATCTTCTTAGCTTCTGAAAGTGATACGTCATTGTTTTTAGCTATTCTGTTGTACCACACTTCGATATCCTTGTTCATTCTCGCAATAGCCCTCTCGTATTCAAGCTGCTGTCTTCGGAATTCGTCTCCCGCTATTTTATTAAGTCTTTCTTCCTCTTCAATAAACCTGTCCTGCCAGTATTTCTTACTCATCTACATCATCGAAGTGGTTATGTTCTCCGAATTCCCCATAATCTTCAGTCTTAATTTTTTCCTCACGTTCCTTCTTCAGCTTTTCTTGTTCAGCCTGTACATCTGTCACCCATGGGTGTTGGGCAAGTATTGTTTCCTCAGATATTATTCCAACTGAATTTTTGATGTCCGTTATTGCCTGACTTTCATTAACTAAAATATCCCTATTCAGTACTACTTCAACTTTCTCACCTAAGAAATCACCCTGACCTGTATTTTTTAAATGATTTGCGACAAACCACAGCAGTTCTTCAAAACTTGCCTGGAATTCAGTTTCAAAGTCGTTCGCCTCCAAATCTATATCTGAATACATGGAACGGATATTCAACTGATTCGGATTATTTCCAAGTGTATCGGCCTTGCTGTCAAATCCTGCTCCATTTTCTATTATTGTCTGTTTCAGAAGTTTAACTATCGCATCATAATTTCCCGCATTCACTTCAACCTGTAAGCTTGACACTTCCCCTTCTTCCCTGACCTTTACTGCTCCGTATGTTGCCAGATTTCTTCTAAACTCACCCAGGTTCTCACCGTCATAGTTCTTTATAACAAGTATTGTGTTCCTGCTATCCTCCTGCATGTTATTCATGAAATCACTCATAAGCATATTAAGTCCATCCTGTAGTGATTTCACCCTGTTAAGCAGAGGCTGCTCCAGTTCGTCCGCCCTGAAACTTATAAGTGGTATTCTTTGCCAGTTATATGGTGTATCATCAACTGTCAGGTATGCTTTTTTTTCAACCAGGTTAAGCTTATTATCGTTCAGTATGTAATATTCAACTCCTGAGTCCTTGTATAACTCTATATGCGTTTCTTTTTCGTATCTTCCGTTTTTGTATACCTGGTTAACATATTTTCTGATTGCGTATTTAAGTTCTGTGTGGTCGTTGTCAGTCCACACAGGAATAACTTCGACTGAATTAATCCTCTTAAATTTCAAATTTCCTTCTTCATCAACATATAAAAATAGCCATCCGATGCCGTTGTTATATACATCAGTGGCTATCCTTTTAATCGTTTTGAGGAATCCTTTATCGAATAAATCATTAAGCAGTTCGTTGTATTTTTCATTGTCAGTACTTATGCTGGGTGTCTTAGATGCTATATAGTTTACTTTCTGTTTTACCAGTTTTTTATACTGATTGTTAACAATCTTATTATTCGGCAAGTTGTTAACAGTTATCAGTTTTCCGTCATCACCTATCGCCGTTCTGTTTCTTTTCAGTATATCATGTTCCCCTGCATAATATCTGTTACCGTCAAGCATCATTCTGTAACTGTCACTTGAAAAGTGCCACATTATAATGCTTTCAACTTCCGATAAACTTATATTGTCCTTTTCCATTTTATCTTTTCTCCTAAAAAATCTTTTTATAAACTCAAACATTTCAGCTCCTTAATCAAAAGAAAATGTAGGGCCTTTCGTGTAATCCTCCAGTGCATACCGCATTGCATCCATCAAATGGTTGAAATTGTCCACGGGCTTATTGACCGCATTATCGAACTTGTCCTTATCCCACATATAGTTTGATATCTCGGTAATGAAATTAACGCATCGCGGATGTATTATGATTTTATAATCCTGAATGTACTGGATTCCGTTATTAATACTGTCCTTACCTTTCCTTGAGTTCCTTATTCCCTTAAGCCCTAAGTCGTAAAGCTCGTCTATTGATTTCGGCTCCTGACTGTCGGCGGTTATTTTTTCCTTTCCATACCCTTTGCGGATTATTTCCTCCGCTATTTCCCTGTTCTTCATGGCATTCTGATAAATCTCATCAAATACATATATTGTCCTGTTTGCCACATCTATCAGCCCACAGAATAACGCAGTAGGGTCGTTGGTATACCCGAAGTCAAGCCCAAATGCCGATTTGACTCCGTGCATTTTCGCCACTTCTGTATAATCAAATTCCTTCTCTTCCCAGTTCTCATAGACAAGTCCGTCTACTATTCCCCAGTTTCCAAGCCCTGCGACCTGATACCGTCTGGGATTGTTCTTCTTCATGTCCTCGAACAACTTCTTATCGCTTTCGTCAAGCCATTCGTTACACATGTAGTTCGTTGTTTTTGCCAGTATGTTTTCGTCTTCGACGTCAAAAAATCTTTTTTTAAGCCAGTGTCGTTCGTTCCAGGGGTTGAAAGTAATTGTAATCTGTTTAAATAAAGGCTCTTCCACTATCCCTCTTATGCTCTCGTCAAGCATGTCGAAATCCTGCTCCCTGTTTATTTCATAAGCCTCTTCAACCCATGCCCAACATAAATTTCCAGTTTCAACTGTTATCGAAGTAACTTTAAGCGGATCGTCTAGCCCTCTAAATAGTATTTTCTGCCCTGTTGGGATATAAATAATTTCAAGTGGGCTTTCTTTGATACTCCAGTAGTCATTTACTTGAAGTTTGTTTATTGCCCATTTCAAATCTGCAAAGCAACTATCTTTTAAAGTTCTGTATACTTTTCTTATAACCAACAAGTTAGATCCAGGATATTTCATTAGTGCAAAAATAAAAAAAAGAGCTGTCGTTTTGCTCTTCTTACTTGCCCGGCTACCTTTACAAACTCTATACCTTCCTTTGAAGTTCCAAAAATCCTTATATCCTTTTCCAACTAATTGTGGCAGTTTTACTTTCTTACTCTTCAAGTTCGCTCTCACCTACAATCATAACTGGAATAACCCCTTCAACTTCAACTTTATCAGTATATAGCCTATATCTTTTACCTAAAAGTTCTGCCGCTTTCAGTCTATCTTTTAAATCTACATTTTTAACTATTTTTTCTGTTACTGATTTCCCAAATCCTCCTATTACAACTTCTTCAGTTACTTCTCCTCTTAAAGTTGCAGTTAAGAATTCAAGTATTTCCTCAGCTTTTGCTATTCTGTTATTTGCAATTTCTTCTGTTATTTTTTCTATGTATTTTGAAACGTTAGTATTTTTTAGTAATTTATCAGCATTTACTCCCGCATATTTCTCTTTGTACCCAGCCTTTACTGCAGATTCAGTAGCATTTCCACTAGCTACGTAATACTCACAAAAAGCCTTTTGTCTTGCATTCAATTTCAATGCTACTTCACCTCATTTCTTGTAAATAAAAAAAGACAGCTCTTATACTGCCTTTGATAGTCAGGTGTATAGTTTGCAAAACTCACCTCGACAAAGTTATCTCAAATCCTAAAACCTCACTCTATCATATTATAACATATTAAAAATTATGTACAATATCAAAAAAGTATCATTTTTCATTTTTTTCTGTTTTATGCTCCTTCTCTTTCCTTATCCATATTTGCTTTTATCCCTAGACTTTCAAGCAGATTATGTATAAATAATCTTCCTTTCTGTGTCCATTTTGTATTTGGAACTACCTTGTCCGTTCCATCTTTCCTCTTTAATGTTATTGTCTCACTTTTTGTATACCCTTTGTTCATATGTTCTATATACAATATCCACTGTCCTCCAACTTTTCTTATTATTCTTTGTTCGTTTAACATTTTATTTAATTCATATGCACTTAATCCATAATCAGCTGCAATTTGTGTTGTTGCCATCGTATCTTCACTTGATAATATTGTATCAACATATTCTTTAATAGGCTTATATTCTGCTATTATTTGTTTTTGTACCTGATTTTCTTCTAATAATAACTCATTCTCTTTTTTAACTTTACCAAACTCAATAAATGCTTCTCCCAGTTTTGCAGGATTACTTATTATTTCTTCCCATAAATTGTTAGTTATATACATTCCTGTTTTTCTAATTGCTGGAATAACTTCTGATGTTATCCACTTTCTAAATGGTTTTGCTTCCTTTTTGTCGCTTCTTACAATCAAAGCGTACAATCCACTTTCGTTAATAAAATTGGTATTTCCCTGACGACCTATGTTAAACATAGACCGTTCATCTTCATCCAATCTCTGTACAGCTTGAGTAACGTTTTTTATTTCCAAAATATCGCAAACATCTTTTGCACAAACCCATACTTCGTTATCCGCCAATATTGTTCTTACACTTCCCAAATTTTCTTTACTGAATATTTGAAATCTTTCATCATTTATAACTTGTAATTCATTCATATTTTATCCTCCTATTATACTTTTTTACGCTCTCTGACATTTTGCCCTCAGTTCCTTTTCAATATTATTCTGAACTATAATATCCACTGTTAAACTTGCATTGTAATATTCCCTCTTCACTGCTTCCACATAGTCTGAAAAGGCATCCTCTAATTCTGTCATTCTCAATCTCTTATCTTCTGGAACAAGTCCATATGCTTTCTCCAACAAGTCCATGAATTCCTTTCTTAATGTCTTCAGCTTCTCATTGTGACTGTCCAGTAATACCCTTGTAATGTCAAATCCTAATTCTTCCTTAAATGTCATGTTTTTCCTCCTGAAAATATTGATTTTTTGGAGTTTATACAGTATAATAAGGTTGGTTAGGTACTTATTGTACTGTATATCCCCTGAATCGTAATAGGTTTAGGGGATTTTTTTATTTCTTTCTTATCGTGATTTCTTTAGAAGTTTCGTTGTATTCAAACTCTACTTCTCTTTCTTCTGAAGTAACTCCCATTTTATCAAGTACACTTTTAGGTATTGATAATTTAGTAGTAATTCCACCAGAACCACTTTTTCCAAAAGAAATTTTTAGAATCCTTTTAGTCATGTTCCCTCCTATTACGTTACGTAATAATACTACCACACTTACGTAACGTTGTCAATATATTTTTAAAATTTTTATTATACTCTATAAACTCCCCAATATTTTCAAGTATCAGAGATTAATTCACAGTTATTAAATTGCCATTGTCCTTGTTGATTTTGATTATTTTTTATTCAGCTTATACAGTAGATAAAGGCTAAAAAGCATTACTACTGTCTGTAAGAACTTTGTATTTGTCAGTATTTGCACTAATACTCCTCCTTAGTTCTTTCTCCCATATTTCTTAACCAGACTTGATGGTGTATTTTCAGAAATTCTTCTTCTGTTGCTCCTACATAATTAAAAATATACTCCATAGCATCGTATATCCGTGAGTTGAATAACCATTCAATTTCGCTAAGAAAGATTATTGCTTGTTCAATATCCTTAATTTTATAATCAATTTTGTCAATACAATATTTTTCTACTAAATTTAAATAACTTAATAAAAAATGTAAACAGTCCGACAATTCTTCAAGTACTCTTTGCTTATTAATTTTTTTTGTACTATTTTTCCAATAATTCCAGTCATTTTTTAATTCCTGTATCAACTCACCTACTTCTGCGAGATATGCTACCTTTATCCTTTTTGCAGTTCTTTTTCTAGCTGTTTCCTTTTCATCAAATTTCTTATCTAGCATTGCTTGTCTTTTAAGTAATTCTTCTATATCAAATTTCTTTAGTGCTTCCATTATTCTATTTCCTCCACTTCTATTTCCATTCTTGGATTTTTTTTATCACAACTGTCAACTATAAATTGACTATTGACTAAATATTTAACACTGTCATCTACAATTATCCCCAGTTCCTTTAATGCATCGTTCATAAATTTTCCAATTACTGAAGCTACATTTTCGAGGTCACTTCCTGAGTTTTTGTAGAAATAACGGTATCGGACCTGATATTTACCTTTTATTTTTTCTTTGTTTTTTAAAAGTTTCAATCTTATCAGGTCATGATATTCATGCTTAATTTTGTTTTTTACATGTTCGTTCTCATTTCTGTACCAGTTTAGGCTCATTAGAGTTATTTTATTCTTTCTAGTCTGCCAGTAAACTGGTAATTCAAGTTTAATTATTACCTTCACACTCTTTCAAAAACCAGTCTAAATACGTTTTAGCTTTTCTGTAATCCTCTAAGCCATTTTTCTTTTCTGCTCTTATCAGATATTTCATTGTATTTCCCTTGCAAAATGCTTTAAATCCCTCTTTTCCAAGAATGGACTTAATAACTTCTATACTTTCAACATTTAAGCCCTCTAATTTATAGTGTTTAGGACTTTTGACATTGTCCTCACTGCTACTCAATGCTTGTTGTTTTTTCTCAATACCATTCTGAAAATCCTTAATAACTTCAGATATTTTCCTGTCTAGTTCTTCTTTTTTCATATTGTTTTTGATTTCTATTGATCCTAAGAATTCTACTCCCATATTTTCTCCTATTTAAAATTTTCTTCTTTTTTCATTTCTTCAAATTTTGTTTCCGAAACCGTTTTACTACCTGAATGCAGTCCTTTAATCGCTCCCTTGTGCCTTTTTACAAATGCCCATATTTTGTTGTAGTCATCTGACTTTATCTGATGCACTCCATCGTTCAAGTCAACAATTTCCAAAAAATATATTTTTATTCTTTTCATTATCCTGCTCCTTGAAACAAGCTAATCTGTTCTGCAATTATTCCCTGTTTTTTGTTATGTTTTTTCAAGAATAACTGTCTGAATATCGCTTCAAGCACAGTAACAACTATTGAATTCCCTGCCTGCTTATAAAGTTGTGCATTAGATGTCCCAATGGATTTTGCTGCATAATAATCATTGTCACTAAATCCATCAGTCTCCAACATTCCAAAGGTGTTAATTTCCTTATTTTATAATCCTCGTTTGGATTTATATTTACAACAAAGTTATTTTCTTGCCATGAGCTTGATGTCATAGCTGGAACTATATTTTCCTTTACTCCACCTTTGTTAAATCCATGTGCTTTTTGCAAAATTTTCGGCTCAAGTCCACCACCTTGCATTGTGTTAAGACAAGGGCTTATCCCATCAGGGCTGTATACTCTTCCTGTTTGCGGATTTCCACCAAAACTTTCTGTATTCTTTAAATTCCCCAGCTGTATTATGAAATTGTCAGTTGGTCTTTCCCCTGATTTTGTTGTTATTGCAAATGCTATATTGCAATCTTCTGATTTCTGGGGATTAAATTTTTCTCCTCTGATGAATCCATTTCTATTTGTCATATCTGAAAAACTTTTTAGATACTTTTCTGACAAATAATATTTTTCCGGAACATGATCCTCTAGAAAATCTTTCATTTTGATTTTTAATTCCTGTTTTTTTGGAAAAACATAATGAATATTTTCAAGACTGCTAACAACAAAAACTCTTTCACGGTTTTGAGGGATTCCGTAGTCTTTGGCATTAAGTACTTCCCAGTTTGAGTAATATCCCAAACTGTTTAAAAAGCTTAACCAACGCTCAAAATCTTTTATAAACTTCTTGCCTACTAAGTTTTTAACATTTTCCAGTAAAAGATACTTCGGCAATGTTCCGTTCTCTTTTGCTTTCAACAAAAGTCTTTCGACTTCTAGCAATAAACCACTTCTTGTTCCCTCTTTAATGCCTTGCATTTTTCCGGACTGTGAAATATCGACACATGGAAAGCTATATGTCAACAGGTCACAATAGGGCAATTCCTCTATCTTTGAAATATCTCCAAAGTTATGCACTTTGCCGTGAATTGCTTCATAGCTTTTAATAGCGAACTTGTCTATCTCGCTTATTCCCACAACTTCATAGTCTAGTCCTAGGTTTCTTAATGCCATTGCCTGACTTCCTACTCCCGAAAAAAGTTCTATAACTTTTATTTTTCCCATATTTATTCCCTCGCCCAATCATTAAGAGTTCTGTATCTCTTGAAAATTTTTCCTGTTTCATTGGAATAGATTACATATCCAGTAAACCTGTTGAGAAATCTTGGGGTAGTCTGTTCTTTAAACACAACCCCTTTTCTTTTCAAATTAGTTACTTGATGTATAATAGAACCTTTTGATTTTTTTAAGATACTCGCACATTCTTTGACACCTTTTTCATAGTAAGAATTTTTAAGAAATTCATTTTCCTCTTCTGAATATCCACAACCTGCTCTACTTAAAAAAGTATTTCTTAGTTTGTTCAGGTTTTCAGTTCCAAATTTTCTTGTCATTTTTATCTTTATTGAACCTTCTTTTCTCCCTAATTTCCTTGCAATTCCCAATTTGCCGAGATTAGTTCTGAAAATAAGATTTTCAAGCATTTCTTCTTTTTCCATGTCCCAAGCTTCATATTTCCGTATTTTTAAACGCCTGCACATCATTCCTATTGAACATGGAGACCTTTCAAATATTTGGGCAATTTCTTTATCCTCAAGTTTTTCAATTGTTTTCAATCTTCTTAAATCTTCTATTTCCTGAATAGTCCAATATTTTCTCATTTTCTTTCCTCCAGTTCCAGTCTAAAGTTCCGTTCCAAATTTTGTCTGCAATTATTTTTTCAGTCTTTTCAAAAACAACAATTGACTTGTGTATCAGTGTATTGTCTTCATTGTACATTTCTTCAATCTGTTTTCCTTTTTCATCTCTGTATTCTATAAGTTCCTGATTTTTCTTTGCTAAAGCATACAGAGATAAATAAGCTCCGAAAATGTCATCAAATTTTTTAACATCTTCATTAAAGCTGTAATAAATCTTTTTAGCTTTTTCTATAATTTCAGAACTTATAAAGTCGTTTCTAAAAAGATATGCTGTATCTTTTATTTTCCGAAAAATAAAATTCATTCTGCTAATTATAGTTTGAAAAAATACTATTTCATCTATGAAATTTTCATCTAAATTTTCCAATATTTCATAAAAAACAATATTTTCATCACTGATAAATCTTAAATGTTTGCTTTGCTTTTTGATTGTTATGAATTTTAAAGCAAAGTCATCAGGACTTAATAACAAATCAAAGTTATGAAATGAATCTCTCACAAATTGTTTCAGCTCATCCAAAACTAATTGCTTTTTACTTTTCTTTGCCATTTTAATCCTTATTGAAACTGCTCAACTGTTTTATTTTCTCTTTGTTGTTCAGCTTTAATTGCATCATTTCCTGTTATTTTTTTCATTTATCCTCCTAAAAATACTTTTCAAAGTCTTTTTTATATAAGTCTTTTCTTCTGCTTTCCCAGTTGAAAAGATATTTTTTACATTTGCTTTTAATTCTATCCATCAGCTTATCACTGCCGTTTATTTTTAAAAACTCTTCCAGCTGTATATAATCCAAATTGCTATTTATAATCATTGATTTATCGTTTTCATATAGAAAATTTAAAATCATGAACATTTTTTCTTTTCCCCAGTCACTCAAAAATTCGTTTCCAAGGTCGTCGAAAATAACCAATTCAGCTTTTGAAAGTCTTTCAAGCAAAAATCCATCATCTTCATCATTACGTTTTTTATAGCTTTCTCTTATTTCTTCCAGCAAAGCTGATAATGATGTTCTGTATACAAGATACTTTGAATTTAAAGCATTCATAATACAGTTTGTGTAAAATGTCTTCCCTGTTCCAGGATTACCAATCATTACTATTCCAAGTCCTTTTTTCTTTATCATTTCAAAGTTTTCACAGTACTTCTGAAATGATTTTTTAAACTCTTTCTCTTCAGAACTTAGAATTTTTGCATTTTCAAATCTTTTATACCAGTCCTGCTCAGTAAGTCTTGAAAGTTCCATGTATTTATAAATATCCTGTTGCTTAAAAATGCTTAATGGCACTGTCTCAATATTAGTTCCAGTCATCAAATCCTTTCGTGTAGTCTGGTTTTTTTGAATGTCTGTCTTCATTTTTTCTGCCATATCTTGCATTGTTTGAATTCCCATTGTTCACTCCTTCCTTAGGCTCGAAAATTCCCGAGTAGTTATTCATGATAGATTTTTCTATAATATCCCTTAACTCTTCAACAGAGTATTTTATAAATCGCCTTATCAGAACATCTAATGATTTTGTATTTTTATACTGATTTTTTTCTTTTTTGTACTCTACCCATTCCTTAAAGATTTTTTTCTTTTCAGAATCAATCTCTAAAGTTTCTATGTACTCAAGAAGTTTTTTTGTATGATCCGTTTTTTCTTTTTTATTTTTTTCTTTATAAGAAGAATCTTTTATAGATGAATCATTTATAGAAGAATCTTTGTCATGCCAATTTGTCATACCCTCTGATGACATTTTGTCATAC